AACTTCTGCCCGTTCAAGTAACCGTTCAAGTAACTAGACAGCGACTTCACCTTGTTGTCGGTAACTTTCTTACGTTCCGTCAGAACGTCGATTTCGCCTTTCAGTGCGTCCGATTCGGCTTTAAGGTCTTTAATCCAAAGCGCGATATTTTCAATCTTGGCGTCCCGCTCCATCTGTAAAGCGTCGATTTCATCTGCGTTAAGAACCTCACCAGTTTCGGGATCTATCTTGATTCCGTTGACGATTTTTTCGTCGATCTCATACAGTGTCATGCTTTCACCCTTGCCCTTTCGAAAATATCAGCCAGCACGACCCCCAGATCCTTCAAAAAGTTGTCTGATGCGTCTTCCATCACCTCGACGTACATTTCAAGCGCGTTGTCCAGTTCCATGTTGATTTCGTCTGGCTCGACTTCGGATTTTCCCATGAACAGATTAGAGCGAATGACGTCCATAGCCTTCACGACCGCGTACCCCCAAATAAACAACTTGTCGGTTTCGTCTTCGTCGCCTTTTACGGCGGAGTTTGTAATAATCTCCGCGACGCCGTCAAGAATTACGCTTGCGACCTTTGCTTCGTATTGTTCCAATGTCATAGTGTCTTTCCCCTTTCAGATTTCAGATGTTTATTTCCCCTAGCGCGACTGCTGTCGCAAGCCAGAAAAAGTAAATTAGTTTGTACGCTAGCCAAGCCAGCGGAAGCCCAAAAACGACCCTTCTAATCAAGTATTTTGTTTCCATATCTGTTTCCCCTTTCCTGTTTCTATGCACGTGATTTCACGTTTTCTTGACCGTAAAAAAATACTTATCCAAAGAATAGAAAGATAGATCACCAAACATATCTCTGTCATAAGCGCGCAAATCAAGTGCTTCCGCTATCGCTTGCATTTCTGGCGGAGTAAAGTACCTTTTTCCCAGCAGTTTCAAGTTAAGTGAAGACTTTGCAACGCCTATCATCTTTGCAAGCGCTTCTTGTGTTACGCCCCTATTGATCATCGCCCCTTTAATAAGTGAATAATCGTAAATGTATTTTTTCATTGTTACCCCCTATGGTATTTTCTAATTGTTATTTTAGCGCACGTGATATCACGTGTAAATACCCGCACACGCTTTTTGTGAAATATTCCGCGTGATATCACGTTTTTTTCGCTATTTCAAAATCAGTCTATCCCGTACTCTGCCAACACCTCTTGGATATCTGCGATATCGCTGTCCGTCCCAACAAAATCTTCTCCGTAACCCATCGTCAGAACCACGTCACCACACGCCCAATCATACAGCGCCCCGTTGTAAATCAGCGGGAAGTTCGGATTTTTGCCTTTCAACTTCCCTTCCTCGTCGCAGACCACCAGCAACTGCCGTCCATCCGCGTACTCTTTGATCGGGACGAGTTCCATGTAGCCCCCGATCAGTTCTCTGAACGCGTCCCCTTCGTTCGGGATCTCACGCACCTCTGGCTCACAGAACTGCGCTATATAAACAACCTTAATCTTGTCCATTGTCTTCGCTCCCTTCATAGTGTTCGTCGATGTAAGACTGAATTTCGACGTGATCGTTGACGATTTGCGCCCAGTCTGTCGAAAGTAACTGCCCCAGAATCATCCGCCTTGCCAACCAGCGATAATAGCGCCAGTCTTCGCCTGTCCCTTCCTTCATCCACTCTTTCGCGTTCGCTTCTTCCCGCTCCAGATCTTCCAGATAACCCGCTATCGCTGTAAGCATATTCGCCTTGATCTGCATCTGCTCCGCGACCATTTCAACTTTCTCATGCAACATTTCTGCTTCCCCCTTAACAATCTCTGAAAATGTAATAGTTGTGTCCGTCGCCTTCATGCCCTTCGTCGGGATTCATCGGAACAATCCATTCTGGAAACTGAACGACCACGGTGACGTACCCGTTCACGCTCATTGCAAACTGCATATCGTTAGCACACGCTTTGCTGAACGCCTTTGCTTCTTTGTTCGCGTCCCGCCAGAACGTCTTTGTGCTGTTGTCAATATCTGTTACATAGTAGTAACGCCCGTCGTTGCCTATCGTTGCAACGTAATACTTGAACTTAATTCCATTCGTCATTTTCATTCTCCTTCTTCTGCATCGTGCAGATGTAGCCCCCGCACGTTCCGTTTGCGCACTTTTCGTCCAGCCTTTTGCAAAAGGCGTCAACTTCCTTTTCGGTTTCGAACCGCTTCGTCAACTTCTTGCCCTTCTCGTTGACGTACTCAACCAACCAAGATACAAACCAAATTTTCATCATGTTGTCCTTTCTGCCCGTCTTGCCGTTAGCCCAGCGTTGTCGTTATTATTGCTTCCCACTTCTAAAATCGTCCGCAAAAAACACACACAATTTCAGCGTGTTAAGTTCTTCGCCAGTCACCCACGCGACCTTTTCCGACTGGTAATTCGCAAGCAATTCACCCAGCATATCGCGGATTTCAAACGCCTTGCTATTCATCTTCCTTACGCCGTCCAGCATATCCCAGCACATGAGTTTCTGCGCGTTGTACGCCAGCAAAACGTCGTGACCGTGCTTCCTCATAGAGAACGGATAGAGTTTTTCTCCCTTGCTATTCCTTTTGATTTCACCCATTGTGTTTCCCCTTTCTTCGCGGGCTTGTGACCGCCGTCGGCTTCATTAAGGGCTTGCGCCCCCACTCTGAATTACTTTGTTCCGTCGAAGTAAACCACTGTGTGTCCGTTGCTGTAAATCAGCACTTCGTAAATTGCTATGTCGTTCTGCCACTTATCTTCTGGCTTGAATTTGCACTCAACCGTCGTCCGAAGGTATGTATCGTCGACCCTTATGCAAGTGTCCCAGTCGTCTTGATCCCTGTTGGGATATTCATTATGCCAAGTGTCGCCATACTGTCTTTCGGAATCGATATTTCCGCTGTATTTGCCCATCGACAAGAACTTGATTCCTTTGTTGTATTCTGGGCTTCTTTCTTCGTTGCTTCTCTTGATTGCTTCAAAAACTGCTTTCTCGATGAATGTCATTTTGGTGAACCCCTTCGTTGTTGTGTTGTTGTCCTCTGTGATTCAAATGTTATCACACGTGATTTCACGTGTCAACACTTTTTTTCTACTTTTCTAGAATATTTTTTGCGCTTTCACGTTTTTTGTATTACAATCGTATAAAAAGAAAGGAGCGCACAACCATGACAGATTTTCAAAAAAGATTTCAGCAAGCGCTAGACAACGCGGGCATTAACTGCGCCGAACTTTCCCGTATGACAGGAATATCACAAGGCACTTTGTCAAATTACAAATTAGGCAAATATGCGCCGAAGCAAAACGGAATTTATATTATCGCAACGGCGCTACACGTCAGCCCCGCATGGCTCATGGGTTACGATGAAGAAGATCCGCCGAAGACGTCTGACGCTCTACTTGCTCTTTATCACACTCTTTCCCCAGAAAAACAGGCGGAAGCGATCCGCTATCTTCGATACTTAACGCAAGAAGATAATCAATGAAACGCAATTTGTTTTTGCCATTTAACGTTTCATACAATTCAATAAACAATTCCACTGTATTCACCACCTTTCGATTTTGAGTATAAAAAAAGTACTGTCCAAATGTACGGACAGTACTCAAACAGGGACACTTCATGAAAAAGAGAAAAGACGGACTATACTATCAACAAGTGACGATCAACGGGAAGCGCAAGGTATTTTCATCGAAAGACAAAAAGAAACTGATGCTGAAAGTCGCGATGTATCGGCAAGATAATAACGGGTTGCCGTTCTTTCGGGACGTCGCGGAAGCATGGAAGGAAGAACACTGGGACGAGATCCAATTCGGAACATTCCGATGCTACAACGCACCGTTCGCCAGACTGCTGGAACAGTTCGGGGATTCCCGTCTGGACGAGATCACACCCCAGATACTTCGGGCATACTTCCAACAGCAAGGGAAAAAGTACGCATACAAAACCGTCGCCAATACCAAGACTGTTCTGAACCAGATCTTCAACTATGCTATCATCGAAAAAGGCGTCGATTTAATCAACCCCGTTTCGTCTGTCACCATCCCCAAAAACCTTGCCAGAAACTCGCGGAACGTTCTGACGCCAGAACAGTGCGACGAGATTTTGAAGACGGGAAAAGACGAATTTCAGTTGGCGTATCTGATTTACTTCACGGGACTGCGCTGTGCGGAAGCAATCGGGCTGACGATGAAATCTGTCGATATGAAGAACAACGTAATCAACGTCACGCAGTCTATCCACCACCACGGCAACCGCCCCGAAATCGGCACTCTAAAGTCACAATCCGCGTATAGACAGATTCCCTTGCCAGAAGAATTAAAAGCCAGAATCAAAGCATTACACCGCGCACCCGACGAATTTATCGTGTCTGGCGCTGAACCGCTGACGAAATCCGCGCTGACGAAACGCTGGCTTCACTGGTGCAAGGATCACGGGTTGGCAGAAGACGGCAAGCCCACCATCGACCGACACCAGATACGCCACACCTACACCACCATGCTGTACAACGCTGGCGTCGACGTCAAATCCATGCAAGAAATTCTGGGACACTCTGATATATCTATGACCCTTCGGACTTACACCCATCTGACGCAAGAACAGTTCAACAAGGCAAGCGCGCAGATCAACGGAATTTTCGAACGAAACGCATAGTGAGCGCATACCGTACCATGCCAACCCCTATAAAATAGGGATTGTGTGATACTTCGAATCCCGCCACTCCGACCAATTTTAGAAAGTACTGTGAAATAGCGAAAAACGCCTATTTTACAGTACTTTTTTGATGCTTTTGGTAGCCCTAGAATTATCGAAAACTGTAAGAAAATTATCGAAAAATAGCATTTCAAGCGCATAGTAAGGCGCATAGTAAAATCCGAATAAAATAATACTATATAAAAAGAGAAACTCCAGCGCGGAATTAACCACGCTGGAGAACCCCCAGAAAGGACACCATGATAATGGAACAACTATGATTATAGGAGAACTCTATGTCACAACCATATTATACCAGCCGTTTACCCGATTATTGACTGCACGAACAACAAAAGCCCCCGCCACTATGGACGGGGACTTCTGCTGTCGGGGAAAAATGAAACTGCCCTTGCGGGCTGGAGCGGGACTAACGCGCCCGCTATACGCTATTTCACAAGATTTGCTAATTCATCTGAAATAGATTTCACATAGCCTTTGAAGTTGTCGTATTCCTTCTGGAGATCTTCCAACTCTGCTACACATTCGTGATACAGTTTTTCGTAATTCACTTCCTCTGGTAACAGCAGTTCGATTCCGACGTCAGCGCCCCATAGATTGTCGCCTTTGCCATTGACGTCACGCTGGAGCATGTACCATACGTACCCGTCCGACGTCGCCGTATCGAGGATATCGTAGACCCCTTGCGTGATGAATTTTCCGTACCACGACCCGTTCACAGTCGGATAAAGCCTTCCGCGCAAGTTCGCCGAAGTGACATTCGCTTGCAGTTTCGTCCTGTCACGCTCGACGGGAGTGCCGACAGTATCAGAAAATTCTTCATTCGGGTAAACGTACCCTTGCCACGTCAGGCCAGAGAAGTGCGTTTTCGGATCTCCAGTTATCAGACGCCAGTACCGTCCATTCTCAACCGTGCCAGAATAATCCGACTGCGACCACGTTACCGTGCCGTCAGAGTTGATACCTTCCACGAACGCGACGTGACCCGCACCGTCAGAGTGAACACCCGCTTGACCCTTGCGCCAACAAAGAACAGCCCCCAGTTTTGGGGACTGTCCTGTTTCATGTGAGCCATATTCGGGTTTGTTGGCATTCAGATACCAGTTCTCCGCGTCAGTCGTAGGTAGATCACAGTGACCCCACTGTTCAAGACACCTTCCCCAGACGTAACCCGTGCAGTTCGGGAGAACCGTGCCAGACGCGTTTCGGGCGATACATTTGTTTTTGCCCCCGTACTGGACGTTCATGTAATTCGGATCGCCCGCATAAGGAACGACCATTCTAGGAACGAAGTTCATCCGATACCCCCTAAATCTTCAATCACGTTCTGGATATCCTCGGCTTTTCCCGCTGTTCCGATCTCGAAAATTGCTTTGATTTTGTCATATACGTCTTTCACGACTTGACCAAAACCGCCCGCAAAAAGCCCTAGAAACGACGCGATAGATACGACGTTCATCACGGAATCTGTAATGTCCAAACCGTACATTTCCGCGCCGTTCTGAATGAGTTCAAACCCAACGACCACGCACGCCGTGACAACCGCCACGACAATGAGTTTGAGAAAAGATTTCAGAATCCGCGTGAAGTCGAATTTTTCACCGTTCACAAGGCAGTTGTTGGCTACACCCAGAACCATGTTGGCGAAGTAAGTGAGAGCGTACGCGCCGTATATGCAAGCCATAGGAATGAGATTGTTAAGAAGTTCGTTCATTTCTTCACCTTCTTATAGATACGAAGTAAGGCTTTTTAAAGCGTTCGCCTTAACCGCTTGTGTTCTGCATATGGGTTAGCGGTGATGTGGTATTCACCTCACACCGAATCCATAACATAGAAATTATTGTCGTTGCCGTAAAGTACATCGCCCGATACAAGGCAAGCAACTAAATCAGAGGGCATCGGCGGTCGCGTCGTGCCCTTGATATCGCTTCGCAACATATACATCATCACATCCCAACCCGTGTCACCGAATACGCTCTTTTTACAAGGGCAACTCTCGAATCTTGTGCCCAACTTGTTTGCGTCATAAACCTCTTTTGCTTCTCCATAAGTCATATCGCAAGTCCAAGATTCGCCCGTGTTCGTGAACGTTGGGAACGATGTACCACCACCGCCACCGCCAGCGCTTCCACCTCTGACCACTCTATCCAGTGCCCAGTTTGTTCCGTCAAAAGCAAACAGCCATTCCACGGGATAACCGTCGGCGTCTTCGGTGTTGTAAATGCAAGTTGAACCAGCGACGGTGTTTTCGGGGGCGCGGTTCGGAAGTTCTTGTGCTATTGCATCTGGCGTAATGTTTTCGTTATACGGTTCGTCCCATATGATCTGATATACTGCGCCGTCGGGCGTCAAGGCTTGCTGTCCTAGAATATATCTTTCTTCCATTTATTTCACCTCATGTAGTAGTCCCTGTTGCTGTGATCGTGCCGTTGCCAGATACTTCAAAATATGTATTTGCAAAAGTAATATCTCCCGTAACGGTAGGCAGATCCGCACCAATTCCGCTGAATTGTTCAGCGTAGATACGTGCTTTTCCGCCATTATATAAAGGAACAGAAACAGTTGCAGGTTCGTCCGCAGTCGCTACAACTGTTACTGTATTTAGAAAGCCGTCGATGTCTGGGGTTATAAATCTTTCAACCGAGTACTCCCCGCTACTACTGATAAAAGTAACCTCAGCCAAGGAGACCCCACCACCACTACTTTCTGCTACCCACTCACCATCAGTCAGCACAGATTTCACGCCGTCGTTCTCCCAGATAGACCCGTCTGCTACAAGATCCATATCGATCGGGAATTCGCTTGCGTCTTCGGTTACGACGCTCCAAACGTATTTATCCCCGTCAGCATAAAGCAAAGCACAATTTACGATTTTCATTTGTTTTCTCCTTTAGGTAAAGAATCAACTGATTTCATAAGACTATCCAAGAACCCATTCCCGCCCAGTTCATCGTGATAGATCGCGTGCATGGAATGGAGATCTTCCAGTTCTTCTACTGTGACAAAGCCCTTCTGGATGTAAGCCTTGCCAAGATGCTTGATCCTGTCAAATAACAGAATCCGAACCCCCGCTTGAATTCCTGTGTCGATCTGCTTCGCTCTAGTCCGCTGTGCAAGCAAGTAACCCACGACAGCGGAAATCACGATGCTGACGAGATCGAACACGCCTTTGACTACTACTTCGTTCATTCTGCTGGTGTTTCTCCTTCTTTTTCTACTAGCGGGGCATCCCCTGAACTTGCTTCGCATACGACGCTATCGCTTCCGTTCTGAAAGACAACTGTACGAGTTGAACTTACGCTGTAGTAATGAGGATAGCGTCTATTTTCCTTGATGATCCAGACTATATTTCTCTTCCTTACATAATCGTCGAAATCCTTGTATAAAATGGGGTTAAGATATCGATCAAAGACGCGACCGTTGTTCAGATACAAAAGCACGTTTCCGCCACTGCCAGACGATTCCGTTTCCTCCGTCCATTCGGAAATATCCTTTCTGCCATCAACTATCCATTTGCCTTCCTGTTTCACGAAATAAAATTCAGTAATTGCATACTGATTTCCGTTCTTCTCTTTGACCCTTGCTACCAGTTCAGAGCCTTCTGCGGAAGACGGGATTTCGGGAAGAACATTTATCCCTTGCATGAAGATTTGATAGACGTATCTATCCCCAAACGGCGCGCCGAGTGTTTCGATGTACTGTTGAGGGAGATTTGGTTCAGCAAAATAGTTGCTGACTTTTTTTGTTGTTGGCGTGACAGAACCGCCACCAGAACCGCCATTGCCTATACCCATCATCAATCTTGAATAGTCCATGTTCTACCCCCTTAAAGAATTCCTAGATCGTGAAGTTTCTGCTCGATAAAAGTGTATTGCTCCTGTCTTGCGACCAAGTGACGGACTGTCGTGACTGTGCCTGTTGCTACATCCACCTTCTCGCAAGACTTCTTTCCGACTTCGGCATTGATGTTGAAGTTCGAATAAACGTCTTCGAACAGCACTTCGCCGTCGTCGTTCGTGCTTTTCAGCGTGATTCTTTTGGTGCAGTTTTCATCATGCAGAATCCGCTCAAAAGCGTCGATCGTCATTGCGTTTTCTGGAAGATGGATCTCCATATAGGAACGCACCATAGACGACCCGCTGGGATAGACGGTTGTATCGTTGTCTGCTTCATACGAAGAACCGTCGTTGAAAATGATTTCTAGCATTTTTTACTCCTTATATTCAGACGTTTCCGCCCTTTGTAAACGTTCCAGAACCGCCGTTGGTATAGAATCTTTTATTCACCCTATCCCAATAGCCGATCACGTTGTCGGATTTGCGGTAACAAGGCACGAATTCACGAACCAGCGTACCGTCGTCGTAAATGTAAATATGACCGTAAAAACGGCATTTTGCGTGTCCATTAGACGCCCTGTGAGTGCCGAAAAGGAACAGGGTATACGGCGCAGTGAACGTTCCGTCATTTGCCGTAATTGTTTTCAACGGTGGTCCGCTGGCGTTCGAAATCATGAACACGTTCTTATTTGCGTCGATGTGATAGCGTGTGTTGACCGTGCCTTTATAGCCTAATCCGCCATCTGCGCCATAGGTCTTGTTGTAAAAGTTCCAGTTCACGTAAGACGCCCAGACGTAACATTCATACGCTCGACTGTTATAGGATTGTGATGCTCCGAACCCGCCGAAGTATGAATTGTTGAATTCCGTCCAAAGGATATCGCAGACGACCCGTGTCTTGTTGTTCGGCGTATAGCCAGTGTCGATATGCTGTGTTCCAGAACTCTGGATGTATTCGACTTCTTGATACGCCACGGGAACTACACGACGCTTGCCGTTATTGAGCAAGATTCCGTAACTCATCTGATCACCACCACTTGCACCCGCAGTTGTCCAGAAACGCCCGTAAGTGAATAGAAGTCGATCCAGTTCGCTCTTGATTCGACGCGGATAATGTTATTCCACCAATCCGATTCATCTTCTGACGTGCATATCGCTTGACAGAACGGAATGTCTGTCGCTAATAGCCCAGACAACGGCAAGGATTGCTTAAAGAGTAATCCCGACGTTTCCCAGCCAGACGATGAAAGTTGAACGATATCCGAGATAGCGATCCGCGCCTTGCCTGTTTCGACGTTTGAAACTCTTGTCGTCAGTCCGCCGATATCGGATTCATTGTCAGTTGCTTTTTCCAGTGCTTCGCTTGCGTTTGCGTCCGCCGTGTATATCCCGTTTTCGATGTGATTCATTCGTTCAGCGTTGACTGGTGTTCCCGTGTTCGTAATTGAATCGGGATTCCACGTCAGCGCTTTTTTATTCCCGCTGTCCGCTATGGAATATTTGTTCAGACCAGTGCCAGCCAAGTCCGACCACGTTTGTTTTGTGTATGCCATGCTTCCCCCTTATTCTGGAATAACGTCTTTGTTTCCGTAGAACACTTGCCCGCCGATGTAATTCCAGAATTCGCTTGCGGTAAATGTTCTTCCCAGCGCTTCTTCGATTTCTGTGAGATCAACGATCATGTAAAGATAGGTGTAAGTCCAGTAGTTGCCACCTACAGTTCCGCCGCCAGGCAAGTTCCAGTCCATGCGCCATTCGCACGACGTGCTAGTTGGCGTGATTATTGCGTTGTTCGTTCCGCTTGCACCGCTTCCACTGATTGACGTGATTGCAGTTCCACCGACCCGTGTCGTGACGTACGGTGTGCCTGTCCAGTCTGTCGTCAGAATACTTGCGCCAGCGCGAACAAAATAACGATGCCCGCTGACGACGGTGTATGTGCCATAAACTCTTGAACCACTCTGCGGTGCGATATCGTAGTAGTTCGACCCGCTCCCTTGCGCGTTCAATAAGTTTTTTAGCGTCACTTGCCGTTGCCAGACGATTCTGTTCGCGTATCGGATCTTCTGCAAAGCCCGCTGATTGAAGTTGGAGAACCCGCCGTTCTTGTGCATTTGATTGTTCAATCTAATCGGCATGTTTTACCCCACTGTGATGTCCAGCGTGTTCGTTGAAGTGTCCAATGAGAACGTGATCGTCTGATTTGTTACCTTGCCAAGCCCCACGTCGGATTTCGACAGCGCAATATCCGAATCCAACCGCTTGCTGTTCACTGTTCTAGTGACTGGAACGTACCCGCTTAAAGCGGAAGAAATGGTAGCAAGGGAAGTCGCGATAGACGCAAGAACGTCATTCGGCGTCGCGTCCGTTCCAAGATTGAACAACTGTGCTGTGGTGTCTTGAAGTAAGTTTGCTTTGTTGAGGTCTGTTCCCTGTGTGTCTATTCCTTCCGAGTTGTAACCCGCGAAGTCGATCGGGAATTCACCGTTCCGCAACAGAGTAATGATCTGTTCAAGCGTCGTTCCAACTGCGATACTTGAGCGGAGATATCGGGAATCCCCTGTTCCTTTGATAATCTGGTCTTGCATGTTAGCCCCCTATTCTTTCCAAGAAGTCGAAAGCGTCGTATAAAAAGCGCTCGATTGCGTTCCAGTCGTAGATTGTCGAGTAGTCCAGCGTGTTCACGTCCACGTCAACCAAGTCCAGTGACGCCCACGACGGTTCAGCAAGGATTGCGTACGATACGGGCAAAGTCGAAAGTCCCGTCTGCTGTCCACCACCGAAGACTGCCCGAAGATTTCCTTCTTCGATGAACAGATCGTTCAGTGCCGTGTACAGTTCATGGAGTTTGTTGATTATCGCTTCGTTCAGCGCCTGTGTCATATAGTCGGTATTCGCCCAATTCGTTTTAGCATCCGCCGTTACGGAATAGCCATAGCGCGTCAAAGACGTCGCCAGCGCGTTCATAGCGTTTCCCCACCGATTCAAATCTGACGGATTAAGACAACCTTTCGCGTCGCTCTCCCATAAGTCTTGTTCAGCCAGCGTCAACGCGTCGCCGTTCAGATACTTCGAAATAACGCTTCGGATTGCTTGAACGTCTGCTTCTGTCCTGTTGAAGATTAAATCGTTATTTACTGTTTCCCCGACAACGAAAGAACCGCTTCCCCTGTTAGTAAAGAATGTTCTTGTAACCGCGTCGAACATTCCCGCAACTCTGTCGCTTTTTCTGTAACAAGGTACAAGATCCATCACGACCGTGTCGTTTTCTCTGATTACAAAACCATAAAACCGTCCAACGAAACGACGACCGTCTACTACTACTTGCCCGCGAGAATTTGTGTGCAAGGCGAACAAGGTAAGCGTTGTTGCTGGCGGATTGTAGGTCGCACTTCTGCGCCCCCATCGATTGCCGTCATACACAAATTCTGTATTGCTGGCAAGAAATGTATGTTTTTCTCCCAATGTCACGCCGTACGAAGTATTGATAACTTCGTTATTGTGAAGTGAGGATGGTGCAAGACCGTTTGTCGGATTACGCCACAAAATGTACTGTCGATTATAACCGTCGCTACTGCCATCACCGCGACAACCATACAACGGCATATCTATGTTTGAGTTTTCAGTGTAAAAAATCCCTTCAAACGAACAGTCTTGCGTCGGAGTATATCCAGTATCAATGTATGAATAAGCAGTGTTTTCGATATATGATACTTGCTGATATGCGGAAGGTAAGAACCGATATCCCGTATAAATCATGCGTTAACTTCCCCCAATCTTGCTTCGTTCGAACGGAAGAAGTCGCCGACCAGAATTCCGACGTCGCCTGTCGATCTGCTCTCGCACTTCACAAGAATCGTGTTCGAAAGTGAATAGTTCATCTTCTCGACGTACGCCAGAAGTCCAGAATTCCAACCCGAAATCTGTGTGATGTAATCCCCTAGCCAGACGTCTTCTTTCCAGACGATTTCAGCCGAAACTTTTGCTTTTCGCAAGTAGTATTGATAAAGCCGTTCGTTTGCTTCTTCGGCGTTATCTTCACTGATTAGCGTCGCGTCCGTGATCTCTTTGATGTTGGTCTGATCCTGTGCTGTCGCGTTCGGGTTGACGAAAGTGTGAACCACTTGCGTGTCTTTGTACTTCACCCCGCCGATTTCAACGTCGCCGTCTGCGCTCTGTGTGTAGGCGTGCGAAGTCAATCGGATCTCCGTGACTGTGTTATCCACTTTTACCGAAACGCCAAGAAGCGTTTTGTCCGCGCCGATGTAATATGATCTATCGCTCAAAGCGACTACCGAAATTCCTTCGTTCCTGTCGCTCACCGCGACCACGCCCCAAGCAAAGAACACTTGTTGAAGCGCGGTTCGTTTCGTACCCGCTAAAATCGCCCCAGACAGCGTTTTGTCTTCCACGTTACCGATTTCGGTTAATGCGAAATCTCCGTCTAGAATCTGATTTGCAAGCGCTCTTGCAGATATATTCGTGTACACTCCACCCGCGAACGGTTCTTTATCCAGAACACCAAAAGCGTCGTTGCATTTGATCGCGTAAGTCTTTTCCGCGCGCCTGTCGGACGATTCAAGATAGAATGTTCCAATCAGCGTGTCGTCGTGATAGGCTTGCACGGGCTGTTTTGACTGGAAGGTATATCGTGTCGCTTCTCTTGAAGTGATCGTCCAGTTCAAAGTTGAAATCGGGAGTGTCAGTCCAGAAATATCCGTTTCAGCGTTCAGCGAAACTTCTTGTAAGATGTGCATACCCAACCGACGAACGATTCCCATTGTGACGGAATTGCACCGCACCCGCCTTAACGGAATAGTTGTCGATTTAAAAATAACTTCGATTGCGTCGTAGTCGTTTACCGTTCTATTCACGATGTATTCGTCCGCGTCGGGATAGAAAGTTTCATCAACGATGAGTGAACCGTTTCTGTACCAGATGATCTCAACTTCGCTTGCCCGTCCGTCTGCCATGTTCAGCGTGATTCCAGCGGACGTAATGCCATAGGCAAAATCCAATCTGATCTTCGCCACGTTTGACAGATCTCCGTTGGCATCGGAAATCTCGTTCGATATAAACGGAAAGACTGCCCCTGTCGGGACAGCCCTTTTTGACCCAGATATCCAGAAGTTATGCTCTAAAAAGGCGTAATTGCCGTTCGTTCCCGTCAGTGCAAGGGAAGTTGACGACCCGCTGATTGCACCCGTGAACGTTGCTGTAGTTATATCTTCAACGTTCGGAACAATGTCCTTGTATATCAGATATGTCGCCATTATTCCCCCTTTACGGCGTAATGTACGGTTGCATCATGATGAACGAGATCGTGCATCCCTTCCACTTGTTCACGTCGTCCGTCGCGTCTTCTAGTTCGATATCGCCGATGGTGTAATACATTTCCGCTTCGATATGATTTTGCCCCCACGCCAGCCTTGCCATAATGCTGTCGTCAACAGAATGACGGAGCAACCACGCCACCAGTTCGTCAAACTTCGTCTGATCGTTACCGCGGAATATCACGACTTTGTAATTGACGTACGTTCCAATGATATCGCGTATCATACGTCCGCTCATCACACGCCCCACGTTCTTGCCATCCAGAACCGACGGCGTCGCGGTTATCTTCTCAATCGGAACGTCATACGCCCATTCGCGATACTGCGTTTCATTGTTGGCTTTTAATGCCATGTAATAACTGCTCATGCGTTCACCAAATCTACGCCAATGCGCTTACCTTCTTGATTATTGAGGTCATATACCAGACGAGCGAAGACCGTGCTATCAACAACCATTACCGCTTCCTGTTGACGTGTACCCTGTTCGGATAAAGCCATACGGAACGCTTGAACGATCGTGTCCAAAGGCGCTTCGATATTCGTGCCAGATTTCTGATCACCCAGCATAGCCATAAACGGAGAATTCGCGGGAATGACTGCGCCTGTTGCCAAACGCGGAATACTGATATGAGGAAGTGCCAAATCCGCCTTCCATCCAATTACCCCGCCAATACCAGCAAAAGCGTTTATCACCGCGCTGATTGCGTTCAAAAACACGTTCAAGTTATCGATTGCGCCGTTAACCATTCCTTCCAAAGCACTGAGGAACGCGTTCATTTTCCACGTTGCGTCTTCAATAGACCACGCTATCGCGTTGACAAACAGCGTGAACGCTCCGCCGACAATATCGCCGAAAGATTCAGCGTCTAGTCCCAGCGCTTGCAGTACGGGAATAACAATATCGTCTATCAACCACTGGAACACACGACCGAGCCAAGAAATGATGTTCCCGACGCCAATTACGATTCGTTCAATAGTTGGTGCGTTTTCTTCCCAAGACTGTCTGAATTTGTCCACCAGTTCCGTAACGTATTCCAGAACCGTGACAACCTTATCCCCTACCCATTGAACAATAGGCTTTAGATACTGTTCCCAGACCGTTTTCAATCCGCTGATCAACGGCTGTAATGCCGTGTTGATAAAGTTTAGAACCGCTGTTGTTAGATCAAGAACCGCGGGCAACGCCTTTTCAATCAACCACCCTATCAGCGGGAGAATGATATTTTCATACAGCCAAGTAAGAATATCCCGAACCATGATAATCAACGGCAAGATAGCGTTGATAAAATTCGTAAACGCTGTCTGTAATGGAGCGAAGTCGAGTGTAGCCCACCATTCCAGCGTGATTTCCTTCAACTGCATGATCCAGTCGTATATCCCTTGGAATACCGCGTCGAGTGCCGTAAATTGACTTGTATCAAAGTCAAAACTAGGCATCTTTCCGCCACCGCCACCGCCTGTGTCTGTATCTGGTGTTCCGATCTGATTGATCTGATCGAAATTCGCCAAATACTTCTGCATTTCCTTCGCGGATTTCGCTCCAGAACCCATGCTTCCCGCGACCGATTTCGCACCAGCAACGGACGCGCTCCACGATTTCCCTGTGAGCATCGAGAACAACCGCCCAACCGCCACGATAATATATGTGATGAAGTTTATGATCTGCGTCAGAATCGGAATAATTGCCGACGCTAACGGCTGAATCATAGCATAGAGCGCACCCCGTAACTGCGCGAGTGCCGTCGAGATCTGCGTATTCTTCTCCATTACCACCGACATATAAGAGGATATTTCTCTCATTGCCTTCGAAATGATGTTGAAAAAGAATATGTTTTGAAGCATCAGTCCAAATCTGCGCGTTATATTGCCAACCAGTCTTTCCACGCCTTCCAACGGTTTATGAAGCTCTGTTAATACTGCGCTTCCCGCGCTTTTCATAGCGTTAGCAATAGCCGAGCCAACCCGTACCGCGCCGTTTTTTAACTGATCCCAAGCACCAGACGACATACTGCGCCACGCGTTCCCAGCGTTCATTGACGCCATATCAAAAGCGTGTCCAATGTTTACCGCGACGTCCAGCCCCTTATCCGCTATATTCTCCAGCGCTCCGATCAAGTGCAGTTTGATTTTTTCACCTACACCCATAGCAAGATCGCTGTACTCCGTCGCGTCGAACATTTCTCTTTCGCCACCGCGCGGAGAAACCCGACCACCAGCGTTCAGATATCCAGCGCCACGGGAATTATCTTCCCAGTATTTCGCGTTTTCCGCCTTCGGACTGAAAGTGAAATTGTTCGCGTTTCCGCCACCGCCCTTGTTCAAATCGAGCCATTCGCGATAGGCATCAGTTAGCATCTGCCACGCCTTTGTATCGCTAATAACGGCGTCTTGCTGTTTCAACAGTTTATCAATCTGTTTCCCAACCGCTTCGTCGTTTACGTCCCCAAAAGCGTCTATTTGCGCTTGCAATTCATGGATCTTGTCGTTGCCTTCTTGTAACTTTTTGACGTATTTCGCCCAGTTCTTTTCAGCGCGGGAAACGTCCATATTAACATCGATATATACGCTTCCGTCGTTAGCCATTCTTTACCCCTTTGTCCACTTCGCGATCAAATCGTCTTCCGCGTTTGTGTATTTCGTTTTGATATCGACCAGTTCTTTATTTTCGCGATACCATTTCTGTTCCCACTTTTCCAATTTCCCCGTTTTGCGTTTGTGTCTTATGCTCACGATCTGCGAGAATACACACTCACCGATTTCGTAATAATAAGAAAGAAACGTCCACCAATGACAATACGGGACGCTTCTCAACTCTTGACCAGCAATTCTGTTTATCGGCGCAATAATATACGGGAAATCTTGATCCCAATCCATCAATTTCGGGGATTTCTTCGATTGTTGGAAATCCCGCCCACCATCGATGAACCAATAACACTTTCGGATTGCTTCTTCGTAATCCTTATGCGGAATATCTTTCCATTCGGGATAGAATATCCGAAACGCGACGAACGCTTTTTCCTCGTCAGACAGTTCTGGATCGTTCAGCGCTGTAATGATATCCAGAATCGGACGGTAATCACTGCGAATGTTGTAGGTTGCGTTTCCGATTTCCACCGTCGTCGGCAACTCATAGTTCATTTTTCGTATTTTGCCGTATACTTCTTGATTCGTTTTTCAACTTCGGCGCGTTGTTTCACGACGCTGTCGTTCATTTGATCCATGATTGCCAGAAGCAAGTTCGCCCAAAGCGGAAGCCCGTCAGCAAAAGCAAAAATCGAAATCGTATCGTATAACGGTTTGCACACTTCTTTCTCAAACAGATTATCGATAATTTCGCGCCCTTTTCGGTCTTTTTCCATCAACCACTCAATAGCCTTTTTCGGGTCTTTTTCGGGCATTGTTTCGTCTTGAACGTCGGCAAGCGCTGTGATAGCGTCGTATAACCGCCCGCCAAAACCGACGTCCGTCGGATTGAAAGATACTGTTACTTTTCCACCCAGATCATAATCAACTAATCCAGTATTTACCTTAATTTCCATGTTTCTTTTCCCCCTTATTTAATGGAAGCAAAGCAAGGTACTGCCCCTTGTTCTACTAGTTCAAAGCCAGTCGTGTTACTTTTACACCACTCTGCCGAAAAAAGGCGGGATTGCCCCGCCTTCCGTTAACCTTCTGTGAAAGTTACAACTCCGCCTTCGCCCTTGCTTGCAGTACCAACGGCGCGTGTACCGCCGAAAGTAATGTCCAAAGGCATACCGACAGATCCACCGCCTTCACCGCCCAGTCCTGTCGGACGTACAGCGGACGCGGGATATCTTTCGGCGAAAGGTGTAGCCACTTCGCCAGCATAGAAGTGAACCAGAAGCAAATCCATGTTGGCAAGTGCCTGTGCATCTTGGTCTTTGATTGCTGTGTTCCAGATCTTCACTTGCGCTGTGTCGCTTGAATCCAGTTCGCACGGATCAAAAGACTGTGTGATTGTGGGCTTTTTCAATGTGGTATAAGTGTCGCCCAGAATGTCGATTTTAGTTTCCTCTTGCCAGTCCATCTCGGATGAAGCGTCTTCAACACGCTTTCCGATAGGCGACCATACGGGCGCTTGCGCTGTTCCCGTATTGAGGTAACAAATCAGCAGTTCACGCGCGATAGTCTGTCCAGCAACCGTGTTGAAAGTCAAATCTGCCATTGTTTAACCCCTTCTTTAAAATTCGTTTCTATAACGGACGGTGATCGAAATCGACCAGTCTTCCGTACCGTCTTCGTGTATATCCATCTGATACGCTGGCGACTGTCTGCGTATCTCTGTAATTCTTCGATTACCCGACAGTGTCGGATATTCTGTCAATCTGTTCCCGTCGATCTCTTGCCCTTCAAGCCAGCGCCCCAACTTGTCCAGCCATTCTTTTACAGCCTTGCGCCTGTTCTCGTTCAGCCCAGCGGAACGATAGATCACCATGAACGGATAAACACACCTCTGTTCCACTCCGCCCAGAATGTCTTTTATCTCCCGTTCGATAACCGCGCCAGACAGCGGAAAAAACGCTTTTCCGCCCCTGTCTTTCAGAACGTTAAACCGCACCTTTTCGTCGCCTAATAGCGGGAAATCGTTTACCAAATCGACCAGCGCTGTCGTTAACACTTCGTAACCGTCTATGTCTTGTCTTAACTCTTTTTCGTCCGCCATTACACAACTCCATCAAGTATTTTCTGCACGCCGTTTACCCACTGTGTATAGTGTTTTTCTTTGGCAACTTCAAACCATCTTGCTTGCGCTGTCGGTTTACCGTATTTCAGATCCCTGTCTGTAGCAACCAGCGTCGCCCCACGGCGGAATCGGAAAATGATTTCACCCGTATAATAGGAAACTTGGCTGGATGTAAGAGGATCGGAAAACGTTTTCTTCACCCGTATCGGGATAGCGCCTTTGCCCGTCTGCGCGTCGACCATCACTTTTCCGAAATACAGATAACGTCCCATCGGCGGAGCGCCAGCACACACAAGTCCTGTCCCCGCTAATGACCGCGATATTGCCTGTGTATTCGCTTGAAACATTCCTGTTTCATGTGGCATATACGGCAACATATCCGTCATTACTCGGTTATCTAACCACTTCTGCGCCTTGTCTATACGGGAATTCAACGCGCCAGCGGGAATATCTATTCTCATGTTTCCGTTTGTTATGGAAACGTTTTTGAAGTGCTTCGTCACCGTCCAAAAACCTCAAAGTGCGGGATAACTGAATAGCGCGCGCACGACGTAACGACGTAACATGATTCATAGCGCTGATGCATGAACTCATAAAATCCTTCGGTGTAATCCGCGTCGTCTATGACTGCGTCCCCATCCCATTCGCCTTCAATAAAGAAGTCAAAATCTTCACCACTTGCGAACGTGATGTACCCTTCCGTCGACGTAAGATCTTGATATGCAAAAGCGTTAACCCACTGATAATCACCGACCTTATACGCGCCAGAATAGGCAACGTGTAACTTCGCATTATCTGTGCAGTTTTCGCCGTATCTTTGCCGTATGTAACCTTTGTCAGCGTTCAGATCAACGTTATGTAATACCGTCGCACGCCATTTATCGCCGTCTGCTTCAACCTTCCTGTTGAAAAGCGTAACCGTGTCAATATACATACGGATATACCCCCATGTACAAAAGATTGACGCCGTTCTTATCTTCACCGCCAGCAAGGTAAAAGCGCGCTGTCCTGTTTAGAATGTTTTGTTTCGCTTCGAAAGACGTAACCGCTTCCGAAATTGCCGTCTTGTTCTGGGAATAAGAGATGCTCTCCGATCCGCTGGAACGTGACGCTACAACCGAACTCGTCGCCAAACCGTCAGCGCCCACGCTCAAAGCATAGGCGCTTTCGGCTTTACTGATTTCGTATAACAGATTCGTTATATGAACTGTGGCGTCTTGAACCGCTTGCACGTCACGCTCTTTCGTCGGGAAGTAATCATAAAGTTTATGGACGTTATCCACTCCAGTTGTCAGCGCGTCTAACACGCGTTCCGCCTGTCGTTCATAAACGTCAAATAAACCGCTAGTTAGATCGCTGTTCGGGTACATTGTCTTGTACTCGTCGAAAGTGACAAACGCCATTTTAAACCTCTTTACTGGACTGTAATGACTGCGATACCGTTCAGATATTCGGCAAACAGAACCATTCCCATGATTGCGTATGCTTCGGAAACGGCGTGACTGTACTTGCCTTCGGTATGGAATCCAATCAGATTAGTTTCGCCGTCGGTGGTGAACTGTAATCCAGCACGGGCAAAATCGGAATCGGACGGATCGATGTAATAAAGATCGATGTTCTCACGCGGAACTGCAATTACAGTGCCAGAAGCGATCTGGTCAGAACCGCAAAGGAATACAGTACGATATCCCATGAAGTTTTCCAGATAGGTAATTCCGCTCTGTGTCTGCACGGTGATCGGTGCTGTTCCCAGATAGTCATACATATCCTCGACGTTCACGAACGCGACGACCTCTGTTGCTGTTCTGTGCATGTTCTGGAACGCGTTCAGAACTTTGCCCTTTGCCTTTGCCAGTGCGGACTGGAAGGTAGTCGCTGTGTCGGTCAGAGTACCTGTTCCCAGATAGGTATAGAATTTCGCCATAACGACGGACTGCAATTCGTTAAGGAACTCGTCGTCGGTCTTCTCGATTGCGATATCGTAACCGTATTTGCTGATAGATTCGATAGAAACAGCCTTTGCGTATTTCTCGATAGTGATATCAGCATAGGGGACTTCGGTAACGGTTGCCTGTGAATACGGGATCTCGTCGCCTTCTGCAACTGCTCCAGACTGGAGAGTGACGGATGCTACACGGGAAACCAGTTTTGTTCCGTTAACTTTGCGGATAGGACGGGAAATTCCCATGATATCCATGAGTGCGCGCCAGTTTCTTTCGAAACGGGTAACGAAATCGATCTCACGCGGATTGACGGACGCCATGTTCGCCATAACCGTGGTGTTCTGCTTTACTGCCATGTTCTTTACTCCTTGTTGTTAATGAATAATTCAATGTTTTCTTCGATTGCCTTCTGGCGCTCCCGTGTGTCGGTGATTGCCAGAATGTCTTTCTTTGTAAGTTTCGGGTTGCCTGTCTTCGTATCTTTCGGCGCTGTGAATCTTGCGCGCTCCTTGTCTTCGACGAACGCGCTTGCGTCCGTTCTCTTGATCTCTTCCAGATACTCTGTCAGCCCCAGAATCTTCCCGTTCATGAGTTTCAAGCCAGCCTTTGAAATGTCTTCCATGATTGCGCGCTTTGCGCTTTCAGATGAAAATTTGACGTTCTCCAGCGACGCTTTCAGCACGTCGTTGAAATCCCGTTCCTCGATCTTCTTCTGGTAGTCATTCGCAAGATCTTGAACCTTCTGCTCATAATCGGCAAGTTTCGATTTGATCTCGTCAACGTTGACGCCTTCGAAATCTTTCAGCGTCTTGTTCGCGGAATCAAACTGCGCTTGCAAATTGTCCTTTTCCTCTTGTAACTTCTTGATCTTCTTGTCGAACTCTGCGGACGTCTTATAGTTAGCGCTAATTTCACTGTTCAACGTCGCTTGCTGTTCTTCGGTCAATTCAATTCCAAGATCCTTAACAATTTCCAGTGCATTTTTCATTTTTCCTTCTCCTTCAACGTGTTTTTTAACTGCGTCGTCCGCAGTAATAGGATTAGTTATTTAACCGATAACTCGGAATTTTTATATGAAAAAAAACGCTGTTCCCAACGCCTTCATCCAACGTATAACCGCAATTCTTGCGCTTTAAGCCCGTGTTGTTTACAGAACTCTCTGTATTCCTCATTACGGGAAACAAGTTTATAACGCGTGTTATTGTGCTTTGTCAGCAGTTTCTTCCGAACCTCGTCATTCGGCGGATTCTTCAACGCTTCTTCCAACGATTGCATACGCTTCTTCAACTTGCGGATCGCGCGTTCCTTTGCCCTTGCCTTCTGCTCGTTGTTGTACCGTTCCGCGTTTTCGTCGCTGTCGAAATCTTGAAACGGTACATAATCCAGCCCTTCGATGAATGGATAGTAAGAATGACGGCAATTCGCACCGCATAGCCCCGTCACCGAACCTATGTCCGTCGCTTCACAAAACTCGTCATACTTCTCTTTCGCCCATTCGGGCGCGGGAATCGGATCGCCAAAATTAACCCCGACGCGGGAATTCAATTCTTCCCAGTCAACCCAGAATACTTTTCCTTGCCAGACGTAATGTGTCGGTCTTGCTCCGATGTGCGCTGACGTTCCGAACAAAAATATCCCGTCGTCGTGTGCAATCTGCGACGTGATCTGCGCGCACGCTTGATTCACTCCCGTACGGACGGCACGGAATGTAGCGACCTCGACTGTGTCCCGATGAACCGTTCCGTCTGGATGTGTGTATAGTACCGATTCGACGTCTTGCGCTATCAACCTATTGATTGACTGCATAATAGCGACGTTGTACGGGATCACTGTACTCGCGACTTCGTTGAACGTTCTGGAACACTCTTGTATGAATGACTGCTGAACCACGTCCGCTGTCGTTCTGGTGTAATTGTCCCATAGCCCCATTGTCGCTTCAAAATTGCGCTGTAAAAGCCTTGTGAGATGTGGGCTTGTCGTCAACGCTGTTTCGGATAATCCCGCGCGTCTGTATATCTCATTGTCCGCCTTAACCGCTTCCAGCCCCGCGTCCTCAAAAGCCTTCTGAATCTCTGCCTTTTGTTTCTTCGTGTATTTCTGGATAACTTTGATAATGTCTTTCCGTAAGATTCCCGCTTCTTCAAGCGTCCGCAACTGGTATACGTCCGTCGCGCTCAACTTGATCTCGTCTTCGCTGTGCAACCGAACCATTAACCGCCGTATGACTTGCGCCATAACAGCGCTCATCATTTCGCCCGCTAGTTCTTCCGCTCCGTATGACAACTTCAAGATGTAATCGGGACTTAACATTATTCTTCTGTCGCTCCGTTCATACCGAACAATTGTGCTTGCTGTAACTGCGCTTGCTGTGCTTCCTGTGCTAACGCTTGCGCTTCTTCTTCGGTGTAACCTTCGAACATTACCAAGAACCGCCAGAACGGAATCTGTCCAGCCATTACATACTGATACCATCTTGCACGGTCTTCGTCTTCGTTCAGTGTGAGATCGGCAAAATCGTAACTGACTTCGTATTCTCCGTACGGCGCAAAATCGTACAGATCAGCGAATTTATCCAGCGCATAGAACAAATCATCCAAGCACTGTTTTAACTTCTCTCTGACGTCGTTTATCAACTGTAATGTACGCCTGTCGTCGCTCTCAACTTGCGTCGCCGTAACCATCCCAGTTTTCTGATTGAATGTGAAATACCCGTTTGAGAATCCGCATTTAAAGGATATCTGGCTCAACAGATTTTCAATCCCTTGCAACCTTGTCGCCGTGTTCAGCGTCGGATTGATTTCATGGTAAACGTCGCCTTGTCCAGTACCTTCGATTGCTCTGACGAACCGCGGTAACTTAAACTGCTTCAGCCGTTCGTCCCTGTTCAGTCTGCGCGCGCTCTCACCGCTTGCAATCAATCTGTCGGAATCCAATAGCACCGTTCTGGCGCTGTCGTAAATCTCTTGCGTATTTCGGGAATAGGCAACGTCAAGATCTTGCATCTCTTGTATTGCGTCCGCAAAAATAGGCAATCCCAACGGTGAATCAAAATGAATGTTATTTGCCGACGGCATACGGAACACCGCGAAAAGCATCCCTTCCACGCCTTCGATCTCGACCTCGTCGCGCATACCGTTCCACGGTGTATCTTCTATCGGGACTTCGTCCCCCAGACTGTCTTTTGAATCACTCTGATAACATGTGTTTCTGACGATGTATTTATCGCCGTCGCGCCTGTGTTCTTCCAGACGGATGAACCATTCTTTTGATTCGACGTCGTACTTCTGATCGATGAATACCGCGCCCGTGATCTTCCCCGCGTCTTGATTCGTAATCATGAATCTGTCGTACGGGAATACGTCCACCCCTTCGCCATTCGGTTTAAGAATGATTGTCCCGTTTGCACAACCCAATTCGACCCAGTTTCTAACGTAATCTTTAACGTGATCGTCGTATTCCTTCTGCAACCACTCACCGCGTCCAGAACCGTCCACTGTCGTTTCGATGTTCATGCACGTCAAGCGGGCAACCTCGCTACAGACGGACTTCGCAAAATTCACCGTGTTCACGCCGTTTTCTTCGTCCACCCACCACGGGCGTCCTTCGTATATCCACTGGCAATCTGTGATGAAATCGTCAAGCGCTTCTGGCGTCAACGACTTCAAATCAAAATCATTTTTTACCGTACTAAACAGTATGTCTTTTAATCTGTTCATTACACTCCCTAGTATCACGCTTGATTTCCTCGTTTCGTCCAGAATTGTTCCGTCGCGTACCTCACGGCGTCAATCGTGTGATTGTTCTTGTCGGGATATCCGCTGACAACGTTTCCGTCCTTATCTCTTTCGTATTCGTACTCGATGAACTCTTTGCTCGCAACTGGACAACGCACGGGATCAATAACGATCTTTCTGCACGCCAACCACTTGAAAGAATATTCAATACTCCCCGCGCCCTTAATTGCAGGAATAGCGGGAATTCCCATGTCTTTATAGTCATTAACTGACTTCGGTTCGGCGCTATCGCAAGTAATCCGATAATCGTCAAAATTGTGATCTATGATCCACTGCGCCGTCTGCTGATTTCGCATCTTGTTTCCTGTGTTTTCAGCAAATATATAAAGCGTTTCGCGGGCGCTGTCGTAATACACCCGTTCGAACGCGTAAATATCGGGATACCAACCCCAGTCAACGCCTTGATATATCCTGTCGAACTTTGCGATCTCGTCGTCCTTAATCTCGCGCAACTCGACGAACTCGAATACTAGTCCGCCTTCGCCGTTCGCCTTGCCTAAATATTCATGTTCATACGCTTGCGGATTCGTTTCCTTCAAGTGTTCCGCGTCGTCAATAAACTTCTGTCCTAGCCATTCTTTTGGCGCTTCCAGATAATTTGATTCGTGAATTATCCTGTTCGGATTCGGGATCTTTTCCTCTTGATTTACCCAACTGCTTGAACTCTTTGGCGGGTTATAACTCGCAAAATCATACGACAACGCACCGCCACGCAATACGGACTGTTTAACGCTTCGTTCCTCGTCCGCTCCGTTGATCTGGTCACGTTCCTCAATCCATAAAATGCCGATGTACCCGAACTCTGGCTTAATCGACTTCAATTTGATAGGATCGTCGACCCCGCGGAAATATATCTTCTGTCCCGTCTTCTTGTATACGATTTCGACGGGATTCGTTCTGTATTTAAATTCCTCATCCAGCCCCAGAACATTTATCGCCCACTTCATCTGTGAATATACAGAATCTTTCAGTGTGCTTCCGACCTTACGCACGACGCACGCGTGCATGTCGGGATTGTTCTTTATCAACTCCACTATTTTCAGTGAAATATAAGAACTCTTTAATCCGCCACGCCCACCTTTAAAGATATATGTCTTGTTCGGCTCGATATTCCTGTTGATATCAACAAAAGCCTTCCCCAGAACTCTGGCGGGCAACTCATACGGTTTATCGTCCTTTGCGACAACCTCGGTTAACTCTTGCCATTTCTCTATCGCTTTGATATCCCCAGACGTCGCGCCTTTGAACACTGACGCTACAACCACGGCGCTGTTGGTGAGATCCTCGTCCTCTATCCCCAGCGCTTCCAGTGTCCGCTTTGTCTTATCGGATGTTATCGGGCTGTCTGCAATCTGTCTGGCTAACTGCGCCATGCTAGACCGCGCACGTTTTGCCTTACCGCTTGCGATCCCGCCTTTCCGCCCACTGTCGACCGCTTCCCGTCCGCTTTTGAACTGCGTGTCGGGATTCCCGCGTATCAAGTTTTTGCTGTTAGCCATTTACCCTTTCGCCATCTTCTCTATGATTGACAGCGTCCTTTTTCTCTCTTTCTCCAACGCCACTGCAACGCGCCATTGTGCGTAACCCTGTTTGCTGTACCACTTGTACGCCATCGGATTTGTCGTCGGTGTTCGCTGTGTGTTTATCTCTTGTATCAACCTATCGGCGTCTATCTTCATCGACTATTATCCCGATCAATATCACCGCAATAACTAACGCGATCAGCGTAAGATTGTTTTCTAGTGTGAATATCATCTCTTTGCTCCACACAAAAAGCGCCAGAATTGCTTCCAGCGCTTTATGCTTTGGATATCTCTATCCGCGATCTGGTATTATTGTGATTTCTTCTTCCACGGCTCAAACCGATAAATAAATCCGTACTCTTTGGCGTGTTGCTTTAACGTCTTGTCGTACGGTTCTACTTCAAGCCTTCTTTGTTCTTGTTTTACTTCTTCCCTATGCTTTGCGACAAAACTATCGTATCTTTCTTTATTATTAGCAAGATACTCATTTGCTTCCGCAATCCCTTTTGTGTCTTTTATCTGCGCCCACTTCTCACTGATCTTCTGTATCGCACGCGCCGACGGGGAATTGCTCATGTTTTCTTGTGACTTCTTTATTAAGCCTACAAGCGACGTTTCTGGGATCGCTTCGAGCGCATCTCTCATCTTCACCCACTCGGGCATCTTCTCTGTCGCTCTAATTAAACGGTAAACGCCCTCTGGCGTCGATACCACAATCTCTTTAACTCCATAACCGAACGACTTCATATCTGGCGCTGAAAATGTTCCGCCCTCTGGGTGATTATGAATGTCAACCGCCCCTTTTCCGAACTCCCGCATAACGCCGACCGTTAGCGCTACATCGTGGGCGCTCCCTTTCGCTTCTGCCACAACATTACCGTTTTCGTCGATAATCCTTCGTTGTTCGTTCTTTAAGTTGGCAGTCTGCTTCGCTATTTTGTTGACGGTTTTTTCCTGTGCTTCATTAGCGCCATACCGAACCGTCTGTTTGCTTGAACTCCCACGTCCGCCCATTTACTGCACCAAAAAGGACGTCGCCTTTCAGCAACGCCCTTCCTTCCACTCTTCTATTTTTTCTTCGGCTTTTTTGTTACAGTCTTTTTTTCGCCTTCGCTTGTGTCATACTCTCCCAAACCGTATTTTTTTCTAATTGCCTTTGGGATGTAGTCCGACGGTTCTGCGTATGTCACTTTTTTCTTCTTTCCTTCTGCCATTTTACTTTCCCCCAACAATTATTTTGCATATTTGTTTAAAACGTCGACTATTTTTTTGCTTTCAGTTCTTGCGTTTTCACCGTTACAATAAACATCACTGTACGCTTCCGCGACACACTCCGCGTCACTTTTTTCAGCGTACCCGCTGATTTTCCCCGCCATTTTCTTTGCCTGTGCTGACGTTTTCGCTTTAAACGCTTCGCCCACTATCTGCCGTGCCATAGCGTCAAGGTCGGCAAACCCCGCCTTTTTGCTTGCCATATCAGTAAGAGCGTGTCCAAGTTCGTGCGCCGTCGTCGCTTCCATTCCTGTCTTATTTCCCTTTGGCGGATGATACCCCTGTTTAATACAGTCGTCGTACGCACTTTCCATTTTTTTTGCGTTGAAGTATTTGTTGTTGATCGCTACTTGATCATTTGCATAAAACGCCATAGTGCTTCCGTCTTTGGGGCTTAACTTCGCCACGATCGTTTCGTCGACAACGTACCCGTAATCTTCCATTACGTCCCGCAAAACAGACAGCACCTCGTCTACTTCGCTTTGATTGCGCTCGCGTTCCGAAACCAAATCAGTTGCACTGATTATGGTCACGTTATCC